TCAGGTAATCTTTCACCTGGCACTGGCAGCAACAATGTAACTATAAATGGCGTGACATCATCATGGACAGGCGTAACAAGCAAACCATCCTTTGTACAAACAACACCAGGAGCAGCGTTCCAGTTCAGCGAAACCTACTCAGGTCCTGGTTTGCAAAACCACACGATTATAAACAGAGTGACCGAGGTCACCAGCGTCACAGACACCACAAGTATATTCCAACAATAATTCTATGTCTAACCAACCTTGCGACTGCCCCTGCCACACTGGCGGAGACTGTAGGGGGTGTAAGTGCAACAGCAGCGCCCGTAGCTAATAGCTCAGGCTCAGTGACCAATCAGGCGATCCAGGTTTTACAGGGTCCATATATCACTAACACTTATGGAGCAGGGATCCAGTGTCAGGGTCCTACTGTTAACTTTACACCCTATGTAACAGGTGCATTTAGTCAACAACATCCATATGAACCATATTATGATAGTCCTGTATATGATATGACTACCGATGACGATGGAAATTTAAATAATCCAGGAGATATTTTATATTATGTTCCTACAAGAACTGGGCAGAAGAATAACACTAACCTGTCTGTAGGTTTCTCTGCTACATGGTCTCGTCCATTAGATAAGAAGTTACAAGATCAATGTAAACAAGCAGCAGCAGCAAACATTGCACTGATGCAACAACAACAAGCTAATAAAAGATTAGATTTTGAGATCGCTAGACTTAAGAATTGTGGTGAATTATTAAAGTCTGGAATTCGCTTTGCTCCTGGTACAAAGTATGCTCGTATCTGTGAGGATGTACAAGTCCAAGGTGTGAACTTTATGGTTCCACATACTCACAAGATTCCTTGATTACTTTTTCTTCTTGGGTTGCTTGAGTTCAGGCAACCCTTTCTTTTCTCTATACTTATTGGCACGAACCTCACTCTGAGATAACTTAGGAGGTTCTTTTCCTAGTGCCTTCTTGATCTTTTTAATTATCTGTTTGACGATTGGTTTAACAGCTTTCAATAAGAATGGTGTTGCAGTTGCTGCAGCAGTTGCGATAACAGTGATACCTGCTGTAGTTGTTACCTGTCCTATTGATGGAACTGCTTTAATAACTTGATCAACTATCTGTAGATCTTCTTTGATTGCAATACACTGCTTTTCAACCAGTCTATACTCTACAATCTTTTTCTTACCAGCATCTACTAATGTACCTACAGGTGCTTCTAATCTCTGCACCTCTGTAGGGCACTTTATTTCCGCTGTAGTGACCTTCTTCGGTACTTCAGGTGTCTTTGTCTCTGGTGCCTCTGGTGACTTCACAGGGGGCACAGGTGCCTCTCCTGAGAACTCTAAATCATTTGCATTGTAATCAATAGGATTGAATGATGGTTGCTGACCATCACAATATACCTTGACGCCCTTTGGATCGTCACTTTCCAGCATATTATTTTCGTCCACCTCATGTGCCTCAACACAACCAGGGACATCCACAATGGGCACACCGATCTGGTTTGTGACAGGAACTGGGACTTGTAATGCTTGGGGTGGTTCTAACAAATAATCAGGGGTGAAGGGGATTTGAATGATATCAATATCCCCACCCTTGATTTGAATATCAGGGATTTCCATTAGCAATCATTAAATACTTCACCGACTTGTGAACCGAGTTCTGAACCTGCTTTCTGTCCTAAGAGCAATGCCCAACCACCTGCTAACCATCCGACATAGGGGATGCTAGAGACAGCAGGGACAGCAACTCCAGCAGCAATAGCACTACCTGCCATCGCACCTTGTGACCGTGCTCCAGCGTCCGCGACTAAACACTCCGCGTCTTTTGCAGTCAACTTTCCCTCTTCACCTATTGCACCTCCCATATTACGGGTGCCTTCCATAGTGAATTGATCGCGACGGTATTCTGTACGTTGCTCGCTACTACCACCAAATAATCCTTTCTTGTTCTTATCAAGATCCAAGTGTTTCTCAGACTCTAAGATTTTAGGATCGTTAGCACGATACTCAATTTCATATCCATCCTTACCTGCCTTAATTTTATAAGACGAGTAAGGACCACGAGGAAGATTGATTGTAGGAACTGAAGGAGCTTCAGGTTTCCGATCAATTAGATATCCCAGCAAACCTATGTGTGCTACAGCAAACAGAGCACCAGCAGTAGCAGCAATTACTTTAAAAGTAGATGATTGCTTTGGTTCTTCTGGTGTTGATGGAATGTAATCTTCTTTCTCGTGGTTAAAGATACTCATGGTAATGTTGGAATAGCAGGACCAGTTGCTTCAGGTAACTTAGGAACTGCTGCATCCAGCATACCAGGGAGAGCACCAGCAATTGCTTCTGCTGCTGCCTTAGCTACCTTTTCTCTTGCGTTCTCAGCGATTGCTTCTCTGTTTAGGTAAACATAAGTGCCACCACCGACGATGCCTGCCGTTCCAATGAAGGACAGGACTGCGAGTACATTAATTACTTTCTGCATTTTTTGTTTCCTCTTTTTTACCAATAGACGGTGCTTTCTTAGGAGCGGATCCGTTCTTGGCAGGAGACAATCCGAACGCAGCTAACGATCCACTGAACACCGAGGCGATGAAGGTCGGATCGAAATCTAAAATCTTTTGACCGTTGGGCAAGCGAACGTAGCTGAATGTAAGAAGGGATGCAGACCAAATGAGGACTACAACTTTCACTAGATTACCAAGAACTTCACTTTTATCTTCATCGTTATCCTTCTCTTCAACTACGACTGGTTTTGTATCAGTCATGTTGTTAAGGTTAGGCAGCTCTATTTATGCCTGTGCCTCTGTCCATGAGAAACGTGCGTCAACCGATCTGTTACCACCAGCAATATTAGTAACTCGAACCGCTAGAACCTCAGGTCCATCAGGGAAAATACCAGTTGGGTTAGGTGCAGTAGATGTATCGTAGTTATTAGATCCACCACCTAGGATACAGTTAGAGATTTCTTTAACGTCAGATAGATCATAGAACTTAACGTCGTTATCAGCGTAGAAACCGAAGATGACCTCACCACCTAGTAGATCAGTTGCCGAAGAAAGAACTGCATATTGTGCAAGAGATGTACCACCCACAGGCAACCATGTGTTATTAGTATCTGGTACTGGATTTAGTACAAGTTCAACGAAGAACTTACCAGTAGCAGAGATGTCAACCTGACGAAGAACCAACTGCATTCTATTGATTAGTTCTCTAGTACCAAAGTTACCTTGAATACCATTGTCAATAGATGGTGCTACACGTAGAGCAAGGATCGCTCTCGTTTGACCAGAAGAAATATTACGCTGAGTTTTCGTACCAACCGTGTAAACATATGCTCGGTCATTGTCTAGTCTGCCATCCATGATGACCGAAGAACCCCAGTGACTAATCTGTGGAACAGATGTTGCTGATAATAGTTCTACAGAGACAGGTTGTGTAGCACTGTAGTTAAATGTCTCTGCTGTTCCTCCACCAAGAGGAGCGAAGGTAACACCAGTTGGGTTTGCTGCAGTAACTGCTTTGCTTAGTGCAACGTTAACACCAGAAATAGAATGTACAAATGTATCTGCAGGAATACCAGTACCGATAACTCTTTGTCCTTTCTGAATACCAGTTGCAGAACTTACAGTACCAGTAGATACACCAGATGCAATGGTTAGGTTAACGTTAACATTACCTGCTTGTTCTCTAGTGATACCAGTAAAGGAACCAGATTTTGCACGAGCAAGAGGAGACAATGCAGATCCAGTAGCAGCATTTAGTGCAATACCAGTAGAATCTCCTTGTGTATCAGTAATCTTAAATGTTGTTGCGTTAGGAACTGCAGCAACAAAGTATACTTTATTAGCAACTACATTAGAGAATGGAGTATCAAAGATAATAGTCTGTTGTCCACCAGGAGAAAGACCTGTTGTAGATGCAACTTCAATTGTATCTGCTGCTGCACTTACGTTGATAACATCTTGAGAGAATGTTGTTTTACCAGTGTAGTTAATGTACTCTCCCTCACCTGCTGTAGCAGAAGTAGATCTCTTAAGAGCAAGGGTTCCTGAACCAGGGAAGTCTGCTAGATCACTAGCAACAAACAGAGTAGTATCAGAGTTAGAGAATGACTTTGTTGTAACTGTTGATGGTGGGATAGTATTGACTTCATAACGAGCAGGTAGGTTACCTGATCTCATGTATGCTTCAGTGTTCTGGTTGTTGTTAGGGATCTTGTGAGCGTAGATGATGTCACCATTCAATGCACGGAAACCCCAGCGAACGAAACCAGCACCATACCAAGAGTAGTCCATGTAGAACATCTGCATCTTGGTTGGGTCAATGGTATAACCAGTCTTACCAGTACCATCACAACGGTCAATGTTCCAGTCTGCCTGCGCCCATTCTGTTTCTACAGTCTTAGTTACAGGTACATTACCTGCAGATGGTCCACGATAGTCAGGGAAGATAACCATCTGTGTATCAGAGATGATACCATCAATACGATAGGAAGAACCACGGATGACAACATAATCACCAGGTTTTAACTGCTTAGAAAACTTAGTATTCTGTCCGTTGACGCTAGTAAAACTTGAGACAAGAGTGCTTCCATTAGTAACAGTAACTCTACCAGAAAGTTGGAATGTAGATGTTCTACGAACAACACTTAGACCAGCGTTCGCCCAACGGAAGAAGATACCATTCTGTTGGTCCATCATACCAATCTCAAGATTGGTTCCATAAGAATTGATAGGAGTTACAGTGTATTCACCAGCACCTGTTGCCTCTGATGGTGCATTTGCAGCGGTGTACTGGAAAGTATGTGGGTCAACAATGTTAGTTACAGTGTATTGACCATTATAGTTATTGTCTGTTACTCCACGAACATCAACAACTGTATCTCTAGTTACATTATGTGCATCAGCAGATACAACAGTTACAGTAGTACCAGATGCTGTGATGCTATCAATGTTTTCAATTGCAGGTTCCAGAATAGAACCAGTAGAGAATGCTACACCTTTACCAGACTGATAACGGAAGTAACGTTTTGTTTGTCTAACTGCCTGTTGGTTTTTAGAGTGAGAGTTTGTAGAGAACTTAACACCACCATCAAACGCTCTGTGAATTGAGTTGCCCTGTGGTCTAGGATAAAGTTTGATAGTACCAGTAGCAACAGATCCAGTTGGCGATGCTGTTCCAGGATAGTAAATGAACACTGTTGGACTTACAACACTAGCAACAGTCCATGATCCGTTTACATTTGTACCAGCAGATCCAGCAATAGCAATCTCGTTACCAACTTCTAGACCATGTGCTTGAGTTGTAGTTACCTGAATTCTGTTATCACCAATTGCAGCGAGTGATACAGTGCCACCAATATCAGATCCAGTGTAATGAATACCAGAATAGAGTGCTGTTCTTGCACTATCCCAGATACCACCAGATGATAGGGTCCACTCAAATGCAGCAGTGTATGTAAAATCTGTAGAACCAGAAACACTGTCAACAATAAAGACACCGTTAGCAGCAGGGAAGTTAGTATCCTGCATGAAGATTGCAGTACCAACAGCAGGTCTAGTAGAGACACCAGTGTTTACAGATACTGTAATTGATCTAGAATTCTGTACTGCCTGAACGTCAGTAATGGTGATTGCATTCTCAGACTTATATGCAAATGGGTTGTTGTTAATCATTGACAAAGCTTCCCACTTCGTGCTCTGAGTTCCATACTCAAAGTCAGTATCAATCTGTGATTGTGGGTTAGAAACTTTAGACTTGTTTACAGCGTCGTTATATGTTTCTGATGGTTTGATAGTCTCTTCAAAATCATCAACAACAATCTGCAACTGGTCTGTATCAGACATTGCAGTCGTATCGTATGACAGGACAACTCTAGTCGTCGTGACGTTACGAATATCAGTCTGAATACTATAGGTAGTAGCAGTCAGCTCAGGGTCAGAGAAGTTATAGATTACCTTGTTATCGGTAACGTTGGTGATCAGAATTAGGTTCTCTCGCTGAACGCCACCAGGGATGATAACCTCACGCGCCGAAGCATCAAAGAGATAATAGTTACTCTGAATAGTTTTCCTTGCCATTACCTATGTTCCTTGGAATATTTTATGCTCTATCTATTTATCAGACACCGTACCTAGCACGAGTGGCGTTGAAGTTTTGGGAGATCTCTGCTGCAAATAATTTTCTATTATAAAAACGAAGTTGTCCAATCCTACCATCAAGTTCGTAACCTCCTCCGTTCCATCTTCCTATGGTAAAGGTTTGATTAGAATTATCTTTTCTTCTTGTATTAGTATTGGAATACGTGCTAGCAGCAGAGTTGTTTAGGTAGTATTCCATTCCAGCACCCTCATTATGGATCCAAACACAATGGTTCCATGTTCCTGTTGATAGAGTTAACGCTGGGTCACCATCTGATGATGAAGTGCTGGCAATTAAAGCTCCACCAGTATTAAAGAACCATGATCCCAGTTCTCCAGAGCTGTTAATGTACATTGAGAATATATTACCAGCACTTGTTCCATCAGTTCTATTCAAAATTCCGTTGTAAGAATCACCACTAGCACTCCAGTTATCTCCCCAAACCCAAGCTTCAACTGTGAAGTCTTGGGGTGATGAATCATTATAATCAAAAGAACCAGTAATACCAGACGTAGTTGACTGTCCAAACTCGAAGTATCCAGCAGGATTGAATACTGGTCCATTAACTGTTCCATTATAGTTAGTACCATTATAAGTTGTACCTGAAAGGTTCAATACTTTACCCGATGGTGTTCCTGTTACTGGATAGATGTATGCTCTACCAGAAGCATCAGGACTACCACCAGAAGC